TGATATACTCTCTAAGTTTTTTACTCGAGCCTCGTCAATAGTTTTATTTACTTCAGATAAATCAAGCAGTGACTCATAAACAAACTTAGCAAAGTCTGTAACCTGCATCATTTTAACTTTATTTTCTTTTATGCATTCTAAACTTTTACCATCCAGTTCTACATTCTTCCAATCCATAATCCAGTAGTCATACATTAGTTCATTTCTGAGAGCTGTATTAACATCAACCTTTTCAACCATCATACCACGATTTGGTTTACTTGTTCTTTTGACAGTAATTGCTTGAATCTTTTCTTCTTCTGCTGGTGATAGTGTACGTAGTGATACACCACCAATTTTAGAATCTCTCTCATCAAAATCAAACCACGTGCCTTCGTTTTTACTTTTAAAATTTGGCATTCTCTTAACCCTTTCATAAAGTTGGGTGGCCGCATTATCACGACCACCCGTTAAAAATATTTATGTACTTAATTGATTCAAAGTCTGGTGGAACATATCACTAATGATAGCACCATAACCTATCTTTGCTGCATCATCAACTCCAACACCAATAGCTCTGTAATAGATAACATCATCAGCTGCTGAAATGTCTGAGATGTCTCTAGCAATTCCATAGTAACCTAAATCACTTATACTTTGAATATATTCAGACTGTGTACCAAGTAAGTCTGTAGTTCCCCACTGAAAACCAACTACAATTGTAGAGTTATCACTTGCACTACCTAGTGATAAAAGCTTAGCTAACATAGTAACATCAGATGTTCGACCATCTTCAACTCGTCCAACAGTTTGGATGATAATATTCTCAGCAGCATTAACAAGTGTTAAGGCACCAGTTACTTTCGCAGTAAACTCCATTGTACCCACACCAGCTGTATCAAATGAAACGGTTGTAGGCGCCTTAGTAATTGTAATATAACTTCCCGTAGTTGTTTCACCACTGAACAGTGTACTATCTAATGAGTAATAACTTGACTGATCTACATACAATCTAAAGTCTCGTAGCTCACTAGAATTTTTAAATGCAGTTTCGACTGCATCTCGACCAGATGTATCATTCAATCGGAAATCACCAGACACAGTAATCTCACCACCAGCAATCATTAACGGGGTATCAATTTTATACCCCGAAGTATCAAAGTGGGTTGACTCATGCATATCTCGTGACTCACCGGTGTATGCCCAACTGGACGCACCTAAGATTTGATTTCCACTGGAAATCTCAACCTTTGCCAGATAGCCGGCTTTTACGTCACTCATAATATTTACTCCTAACTAATTTTTCTTGTACAAGATTCGTTAGCTGTCGCTTACACATTTTTATTGACTGTCGTCATTTTATTAACTTTTCATATCGCTTATTATAACATAGCAACACTTATCGTACAGAGACGTCTCTCTGTAAATATAACCGATATAAAACAGTATATTCCCAAACATCTTCTATCTTTGTTTTTATTGCATTCTCCCTGGTCATGCTCACTGTACAGTAATCATCGAGGGTCAGCACTGCAAAATCAAATGAGGCAATTAATGCATCATACATATTACCAAGCTCGACAGCAGATCCACTGACTTTACTGAACAGTTTAAATTGTATTAGCATATCTTCAAAGTCATCAGAGAAGTTATACTTTGGTTTATCACTTATCATTTGGAATACACCATATGGATGTTGTGTACCCTGGGGTGCATTGGTATCATACAAACCATTGACTAGTATTGATACGAGATTAGCATCAGCATTGTAATGATTTAATAGTGCCACTTCAAGATTTGCAGCGGCATTAGAATCAATCCCATCACGAACTGGAATGACCCCAAAGTCTGGCAAAGATCCTGGTGTCTTTGTTCCAGATACTAATGTCAAACCAACAAATATATAGAAGGCATTCACAGTTACTTGAGGATTTGTAGTGCTAGTCCATATATTCCAATGGTCATCGCCACCACTAAAGTCTGAATAAAGCTTAGCATTATTAGAATTACTAAAATCAAAAATGCTTAATAACTCTTGAACATTCGGCATTCGCCAATCTGTGTAGCCCCCATAGTTAAGACTATTGCAAAATGCTATAGAGTTAGACCAATTAGAGCCAATATCAATTGCGGCACTTGTTGAGCTTACGTCGCTTGGCCACATTAGTTTAGTTACATGGTCAGTAATAGTTCCATCACCATTATCAACAAATCTTGGAGTTGCGCTTATTCCAGCTTCTATTGCACCATCATCGTCAGTATCATAACTGATTACTTGACCAGTTTGTATTAATCGGCTAATACTCATGAATTAAATATCTCCTCGATTTCAGTTTGTGAACCATGTAATGCTGGACGTAAGAATGGTTGAGCAGCACCACGTCCTTCACCAGTTTCTACAAAGTATGCATATGACTCATTTCCAGCGGCACCATTTTTTGGAGCATCAGCAATTATCTCAACACTTGATTCATGTACCTCTGCATGAATACTTCGTTTCAATCGACCAGTCTTAACTGGAACTAATTGTTTGGCACGCTTTACTACAAGCGCACCAACTTTCTTAAGCTTAGTTTTGATTCGTTTATTGATGAGCATTTCAAACTCAACTCTATGACTTCCAGGTACTGGCATTGTTAATCCCTCACAAACAATATAACTTCAATTTGAGCTGGAGTTCCTGCACCAAGAACTCTACGATGATAAACACTTTCTACATCATACACATCGCTTAGTGTAGCATTCAATGGTGTTACCCATAAGACATCAGATATAGTAATGTCACTTGTCATGCCATATCTATGTAGTTCGGCATAAAGTTTATTAGAAGTATACTTTGATAACTTCTCATTAAGTACACGTTCTTCACCTTCAAGTCTACGAACATAACAACTGATATCTGAGATGGCTGTTGCCCATGTTTCAGTCTGACCACCTTGGCCATCTGGAACAACAGTCTTACGTCTCACTCGTAGTTTATCTGGATAGTGCATATTAGTTTCCGTTAATAACTAACTGTTCTATTTTCTGTTTTTGTCTTAATAAAATTGATAGCAGCTTTATGTAATCCTTTATTTTTCTTGATTACAGCAGCTTGTGTTAGTGTAGAAGCAGCTTGTTCAATTTCAAAGTCTCTATCTGATTTTGCCATATTAATACCCCAAATCTGCATTGATGCTTCTTAAGTTAATTACTTGAATTCCACTAGAACTATCATTTGCAATTAAATCATCTAGTCCAGCAAAGATACTATCCAGTGTTACATTAGTTCGATATTCAGTTTCATCATCTCCGACTTCTTTACGCCATACCATTCCAGGATTTTCCATCATCAACTGAATCATTGTAGCAACTGGTCGTTTTAATGCTACTGGATATGATCCATCAAAATCAGTTCCAAAATATCTATCGCATGTATCTTGAGCAATGGGTATCATATCTGAAATAAACTGGTACTCAGTTGTAAGTCTAAGAATTATCTGAATTTCACTTGGTGTTGCTACAGCTGCCATTCTTCTAGTTCCTCCTCATCTTCTTCTATTTCTTGCATTGTCATATTGCCACAGTTAGCACATTCTAAATTGTCAAGATCATAAGCATCAGCTGGTATAATAATATTCTGTACAAAACTGCATATTCTACACTTACCAGCAAAGACTAGCAGCTCAGGTGATAAGCCTTGCTTTGCTAATTGCTCACCAAGTTCTGCAATTTGAACCAATGTGTCTTCACATAGTGGTCTTTTCATATCTTCAAATGCATCGGCGACATCGCCACCATTACCAAATGTAATCATATTATTTACCTTTTTTACTTAATGTCAATTCATAATGATTATAAATAAATTCAGCAAAATGTGTAGCTGTAAAATTTTGTTCAATCAATTGTTGTCCTGCATTAGCAATTTGCTGATACTCTTTAACATTGTGCATGAAGTCTGTTACTTTATGTTGGAAGTTTTCTTTGTTAACCATTACATAGTTTACACCATCTACGAATCCCATATTATCATAGTCAACATGACGCTGAGCAAAGCAGACACATCCTGCTAATGGAATCTCCAAATACTTTGGTACAACATAATTATCAGTCAATGCAAATGCACCAGCCCATTGAGCAATAAAACTGATAAACGAATTTCCTTGGGGTATTCTATTGTCTGACAGACAATGTTTGACATACTCAATACCACGTTGGCTGTACGCCCATGCTCTAAACTTGTATGGCCTAAATCCATCTCTACCAGCCCATAGATGACCAGTGCCTAATACTGCTGCTCTACGGTCTACCAGTTTTGTATCATTGAATCGTTGGCGTTTCGGTGCAACTGGAAACCATACTAACATATCTTCTGGGTTACCACCTTGTGCTTTAACTTCCGGAGCAATGAATTGATTATAACCATCTGTATATGGGCAAATGATATAATCAACACCACGAGACAATGCTCGTTTAACTCTTTCCTCAGCTCCGAGCTTAAAAACAGATGTACCATCAGCATACCTACCACGCATTTCTTCTTGGTGTGGATCATTGAAATAAGTATACTTAACTGCATCATGATGAGACAACCCATCGATTTTTATTTGATGAGAACTGTGTGTATCATATATAATAATACAGTCTGCATCGATGTCGTTCGCATTTGTATCATATGTTATATGTTGTATAGCAGTCACCCTAGGCGACTTTATCAATGCATCGAACATGTGTCGATATGTTTGCGAATAGGACGCTTGTCGTAACTTGTGGTCATCTTCATTGTATATAATTGCTAATTTCATGGGCGTAGTATTACTCCTATTGTTGGTCCATATTTAGAATACTTATCAGGCCGTAGATAATCAATACCATCTTCATTATCTAACCACATATAATCTGCAATAAAACTATCATCATCAGTACAGAAAGTTTTACATACATTAACTGATTCTTTACCCAGTTTATCAAACTCAGTTCTAGCACTATTTTCTGCCTCATGATTATACTTAGCATAAAGATCATGAATACCAATCAATACTACATTTGGTTTTCCATAACATTGACCAGCTAAAGCCAATGCCTTGTGTGATTTAGGACCATCAATAAATATACCAATACGTTTCTCTGGAAACTGGTCAATCATTTCTGGAATAATCTTTCGACTATCACCAGCTAGGATGGTTACATTTGGGTAAATACTTGTGTGGATTGCTGGAGCACTCTTAACATCAAGATCAATCCCAACAATTGGAATATCTTGATCTCTAAAATGTTTTGCCCATATTGTAAGTGAACCTCCATTACAAATACCAGACTCAATAACCATATCAACACCTTGGAATTCAGCAAATGCACAAAACGCAAACCCCTCACTATTGAGTATGCCACGAGCTGGGCGTGGGCTTGGTAAAACTTTATTCATGAACTTTTTAATGTGAGATCTGAATAAATTCTGTGGATATTCAAGTTCCATATTCCATAACCTTTCTAGCCATCTCTCTTAAAAATATTGTGTCAGTTCCCAGTGCTAACATTTTATACCCCTCACGGACTGCATTAATAATGCTCTGCTCAGACACATCAACTATATGCATACCCGGTGGTTTACTATGTTCATGGCAGACATCTAAGTATCTGTCAATCATTTTCTTAAATAATAGTGGATCCATGTTAATATCAATAGACCCACGTAAATCTAGTGGTCCGATGAATGTAGCATCTACACCATCTATTCTGAGAATTGCATCTAAATTATTCAAAGCATCAACATGTTCAATCTGCATAATGATAGCAGTAGACTCAGTGCTATGTTCACACCAGTCTTCAAAGTATTGACCATAGTGATTATTACGACAGTAACCAAAGCTACGTTTACCAACTGGTGGTAGTCTGAGTGCGTCAACAATAGCTTGGGCTTCTTCTGCAGTTTGTATATCTGGCACGATAATACCTTTGAACCCCATATCCAAGTAATGTGATATGTGTGTAAGTGATTTTGATGGGAGTCTTACAACAGGTGTCATATAATACTTTTCAATGATTGGGATAAGGTTAACTAGTGTTTCCTTATTAAACACACCATGTTGTAGATCTAAGCATATCCAGTCAAATCCAGCATTACCAAATATTTCTACTATACCTGGATGTGCAAGTTGTACCCAACCTCCACGTGCTACTTCATTACTATTCAATTTATCTTTAAGTAAGTTCATGTCTATTCCATTTCAATACAAATTGTTTAAGTTTATTTCTTTCAGATCTTAACTGTTCTTTGGTCCTATCAAAATATTCCATGTTAGGCAACCAATCTAACTCTTCATCAATATTACCAACTGAGTGTTGGTATCTACCGAAGTCAACATCAATTTGACTTATGTTATACTTTTTTGGATTTAACCAAATGTCAGTTCCAGGGTATGGAACTAATGTAAATAAGCTTACATAATCTGGTTTAGTTTCAAAGATAAAATCCATTGTTTGTTGAACGATTGACTTAGTCTCAAATGGTAAACCATAAATTAAATATAGCTTAACTTTTATTCCATAGCTTTTAATTTTTTTGATTGCAAGTTTTGCCATTTCTACGGTTTGATTTTTTTGTATCTTTTTTAATGTAATATCACTTACCGACTCAACTCCTAAATCAACAGTAGAGCAGTGACTTTTAATTAACTGATTTAAAACTTCATCAGTAATGGCATCAACTCTAGTATTACAAGTCCAGGAAATATCCAATTGACTGAGAATATCTGCAAAATCTTTAAACCTAGATTTATTTAAAGTAAATATATCATCTACAAATTTAAAGTGATTAATACCAAATTCATTTTTAAGATAGTTAATTTCTTTTACCACATTTGCAATACTTCTAAATTGTACTTTCCTACCCCATATAGTATTTGATGCACAGAATGAACATTTGTATGGGCAACCACGGGAAGTAATAATTGAACTAGACCTAGTCCCCATATTGCACACATCATATGGTATTCGATTAAGAATGTTACGGGGTGGTATTGGGATATTATTTATGTCACTATGGTCAGCATAAAATACTCCACCACTTCTAGTGCTACAGTAATCATCAATCACATTTTTAATTGCAGTTTCACCCGGGCCTACAATGACTGCATCAAATGAATTGAGTGATTCTTTTGGTAAAGCACTGGCATGAGGTCCACCAAGAATAGTATATGATGGACTAACTTGTTGTGCATATTTGATTACTTGCTTAATATGAATTGTCGATGCATAGAACCCGTATATATCAGCTTGGGGTAAGACAGCATCAATGGTCATATCAACCATCTCAACTGTAATACCCATCTGAACTAGAACACCTTCGATGTACATCAAACCCAATGGTTCAGATGCTAATGGTGACATTAAAAACTTTTGAGATGGGCTAACTAATACCACCTTTATATTTTTATTCCTATAACTCATTTTGTTTGTACTCATCTAAATATTCATAACTTGTTCTTGGAGTAAAAAATGTTAATAGTTTTTCAATATCAACATGGTACTCTTCATGTATATCACCATGATTTTCAATTGGTTTATCAAATAGCTTACTTATTGCATCTACTGAGATTGGCTCACTTGCTCCAACATTAATCACTTTATACTTCACAGTATCATCATCAATCAGTTTTGTAATTATCATAGCTAAAGCATGAGTTGTTATAAAGTTATATTCTGAAAGTAAATCATTATAGACATATAAACTTTTACAAATATCATAAACTACATTCTTCTTTAATCCTGGCCCAATTAATCCCGCGGGTTTTAAAATGTAAGAATTTGGATATGCCTTCAGAATGCAGTCTATAGTTAACTGCTTAATTTGGCCATACTGTGATGTGTCACCTGCATTAATAGTTGAGACATGAATTAGCTTATTAAATTTTAACTCTTTAATTAAGCGTAGTATAACCGCTTCAGTAAACATCGCCGGTCCAGGTTGGACATTTGTTAAGTACTTTAGTGATACTCCACCACAATTAACTACAACATCAAACTCATTATCATCTGGTACATCATGACCTATTCCAATAACCGTGTGACTATGCTTTAACCAGTTAAACACAGTCTTGCCAACAAAACCTGTATATCCAATGATTCCTATTTTCATGATTGCTCCTATGGAAAAAATCTACACATTGAATCTTTCATAAACACTTGCTCAATGACTTCATTGTATGGTCCAAAGGTACATCGTGGACATTTCTGAATATTAATATTTTTGAGCATCTGTTTATGTCTATCTGTGTTCCAGTGTTTTAAAACCTCATGGGGGTCTGGGTCATGTTGACATAATATTAAATCTTTTCTGCCACGAATATCAAAGCATAAATGACAGTTGCCATCAGCTCCAAATGTTAGAATTAATGGTGCAGCCCAACACCTTGAAAAATTTACTTTCCGTTCAAAGGTTGGTGTGAACTTATGTCTAATGCCAAAGAACCTAAAGTTTTCATCTTCTAATTTCATTGCCTCTTCAATCTGATTATCAATCGTTTCAAGAAGAGATTCAAAGTCACCCCGCTCTGTTAATTTTGTCTTTGTTAAATTATCCCAGCCAACTGGTCGCAGATGAAAATCTTTTACTCCAACTTGTTTTGCAATCTTAGCGGCCGTTAAAATTTCATTTGCATTTAGGGGATGTAGCAAATACTTATAACATAGGTCACAATTACTATCATTACGTTTGATAGCACTAGCAATCAATTCAAAGTTATTTAAAACTTCATCAAACATTTTGGGATTGTTAATTCCCTTTGCTTTCATGTAAGTATCAGAAGTGCCAGCATCCATTGAAAATCCAACCCACCGGCATGTCTTGCTAATAATATCAGCAATGCCACTTGTCACTAATGAGCCATTTGTAATTAGACCTGCTTCAAGGTTATTTTCTTTTAGCTTCAATAAAAAATCTGGTGTTGCTTTGTTCATTAATGGTTCACCACCACCAGCAACACATGTTGAGTGCACACCCCACTCTGCATAAAAATCTGCAAGATTAAATAGTTGATGTCGAGAAATATCTTTTCGCTCTCCACCCATATAGTCAAGAGCATTACACCATGGGCAATCAAAATTACATTTATTAGTTGGATCAGTATCAACAGTCACAGGTGGTAAAAAATTCTGGTTTGCAATACCCTCTAACCATTCACGCCACATTAATACTTTGGCACTATTAAATGGATTCCATTGATTTTTCCATTCATGTGAGTTCATTTATAATCTCCTGTGTTACAATGTCTTTTGGTGTTTTACCATTTAGCATAGCGATACAGTTTTCTGTAGCTTCTATTTCCATTCTACTTCTACCAGATGATGTCATACTTGCCATATGAGATGTCAAGATAACATTATCAAAATCTTTTAATTGTCCATTATATGGTTCATTCTCAAATACGTCAATTGCTGCACCACCAAGATGTTGGTTTTCTAATGACGATAGTAATGCTAGCTCTTGAATGATTGCCCCACGTGCTGTATTTACAATGAATGCACCATGCTTCATCATACCCAATTGTTTGTAGTCAATACAATGGTAGTTCTTTTGATTCAATGGAATGTGTATCGTTAGTAAGTCACATTCTTTTAGCAATTCATTTTCTGATACTTTTAAAATATTAAACCCTTCTATAGTTTTATCTTTAACATTTGGGTCTGTGTACATTATATTAGGTGTAAGTCCCAAGAGTTTAGTTGCAACCCGTGAGCCAATACGCCCCATACCCATAACACCAATTGTAACATCTTTTACAAGTTTACCAAGCACTCTACCCCAGCACCCTGAGTGCATGTCAGTATTGGATGTATGAATGCCACGAAGCAAACTCAGTATCAAACCAATTGTTAATTCTGCAACACTATCAGCTGGAGCTTCAGGTGTGTATGCCACTTTAATGTTTTTATCATTGCAGGCTTGGAAGGGAATTCCATCGAGTCCAACACCAACACGAGAAATACATTTAAGGTTTGGTACATCCATAAAGAAATGAGCTTTATACTTTTCAGTGCCAGCAATAATAGCATCTGGATTTATTGCCAACATAATATCAATCAACTCAACTTGAGTTAATTTTCTTGCATATGGATTATAGTATACATCATATCCTGCAGCTTTCAATAAATCTATTGGCTGCTTATCATTCATACCAAATGGATATGTTGTAATTAAAACTTTCTTAACCATTTTCTTGTTCCTCTAAGATTTCAATGATACGATCTCGGTCCGATGGTGTATCAACACTTCTGCTATCATGTGGAGTGTATCTCATAAAGACATCTACATCATTTTCAATTAAACGGTTTAATCCAATACCCTCCATGTTCTCTAGGTATGTTGGTTGAAGTGCATTGTATAATCTCAGCATCTCACCCGTGAACATATACACACCTATTTGTTTATAAATGATTTTCTTTGGGTTACCGCGTTTTGTATAATTGCCATGATAAGGTATTGAGTATCGTGAGTAGTACAATGCACGTTGGTTCTGAGACAATGTAACTTTAACAGAATTAACTTCATACATATCATCTATCGACTCAGTATAGAAGTTTACTATTGATGGTGATAGATCTACATTAAGAGTTTCCACATTAAACAATGGCTCATCACCCTGGATGACAATGTACTTCTCACAACCACGACCATCTGACTCTAAAATTTTCACAACTTCAGCTGCTCTATCAAGACAATCAGAATGAAGTTCACTAGTCATAATACAATCAATTCCCAATTCAGAACATGCTTGATGAATCTTCTGACTATCGGTAGCAACATATACAGCCTTCCACTTATCCCATTTCATTGCAGACTCATAAACCCACTGAATCATGGGCTTGCCTTTAATGTCACATAATGGTTTTCCCTCAAATCTTGTTGACCCATATCGTGCTGGAATAATACCAATGTACTTATTCATAATCTTCTCCTAAATGATATTTTTAATTAGTGGATTTTTTGATGTGTACAATGAGTAAATGGTATGAAACTTTCCCATTTTGGTTGGATGAAGTTTTAAGTACAGATAATTATTGAAGACAGGTGAGAATTTTTGACGTAGTCTGGCAATTCGTACAAATCCATACTTAGCTAAGTACTGGTCTGTGTCTTTAAGCAGTGCAATGTTTTTGTATAGTGGTTTTAAATGTTGCTCGGTGTGAATTCCAAGAAGGTTTGGAAGGTGCCTCCCCATACTTTTTATTATGTTCAAGTCAGCGCCTTGTGCATCAATTTTAAGAACATCAAAATCAATACCCATACCATCAATGATAGTGTCTAATCTTTCACATTGAATCTCCTTGATTTCTTTCAAATCAAACCTACCTAAATCAGAATTATCATTGAGGATCTCGTTTGCGTTTTCAGCAATTTGAAATAGCGATGAGCATCTTTCTTTTTTGTAAATATAAAAAGGTCGTGGACCAGGAGTATCAAACACTGCTACATTTTTTATACATATGTGTGGAAGATTAACTTCTTTCATTCGTGGTTCAAATGCAAGTAAATTGCTTATTAAGTTTGTATTGTCAGACCATGGTTTAGAAAGTCCACCTGCAAAACCTACATCAATAAGATTAATTTGCTGGTTCATAACACCACTTCCTTTAGATTATAGTTTGTTAAACCCCAGTCACTACCATTTTCATGGGTAAATTTCATAGTAATATTACACATTATTCTGGGTTTAATTAGTTTATTTATAACTTTTTCCTTTTTAAATTTTCTCATATTCCCATATGTATCATAACCACTATAAAGAAATCTATTCTTATGTAGTTGATGATAAAAATTTAATGGTCCATCAAGAATATGCTGCTTAAAATTAACATTTAATCTTTCTAAAAATTTACCTTCAGTTTTAAATCCATCAGATCGTATTTCTGGGTAGCCACGTGTTGTTGAGAATACTTGTTGTGAGGCCAAGACAAAATCACCCGCTGCTTTCTTATGTAATATATATGGACTAACTATATTACCTCTACGAGTTGAGTTATCTTTACAGAACTTTAAGGTTTCAGTTGTGTCTAAACTTAATGGTATCATTTCGACCATATCAAATCGATAAGCTCGATAAAATAAGTTATCCTTAAGTTGTTGCTGACCTAAAAATGCCATCAATGGTTGACTAAAAATAATATCTGCATTTGTTGATAAGATAAACCTACCATGGGCATTTCTCATTCCAACATTCTGTGCAATAGCTGGATAGAAATCAATTTCTTTAGCATTCAATGCATCAAACACTGTAGGTATAATCTGTTTATGGACATCTTGGTCAACTGTAATTATTCTTACTTTTGATTTTAAAAATGGTGGAATGGTTAATACATCACATAACTTTGGAGCATCTGGAGATGGATTCCATTCAACAATAATAAGTTCTAAACTTAAATTATTCATTGATGATGAGGAAGCTAACATATCAATAGTAGTTTGAAACCTGCTTACAAAATTCTTGCCAAAGTTATCATTTCTTCCAGACATTACTATAGTAAGATATGGTTTATTCATGTTGAGTTCCAATGATTATTAACCTATCACCCCTAGTTGATTTATCAGAATTTAAAGATTCCTTGTATTTGTCAAATGACATTAAGCTTTGTGATTCAGCGCGGTACACTTTGATTATTTTAATCTTACCATACAGTTCAATAGTTTTAATTATCGAATAGATATTGTAGATAGTGCTCCAATATGGATTTCCAGTAGTTGTTTTTCTTCTCCATATTCTTCCATTGTCACCAGAATATTTCCATTTAAACATAGTAAAGTAAAAATACTTCGAAGCTTTAATCATACCCCTAAGTGTTAAATGTATATTGGGTGAATGCTCCAGCACGCTATCACAATATGTTAGCTCAAATGTTTTAGCAAGATAGTTTAGTTCATCCATTGAACTTTTAATACATAATATCTTTGGAAATTTTTCTTTAGCATTATCCAAGAATACATCTGAGACATCAACAATAGTATAATCAATTGGTCGCTTGGCAATTAATTTTTGATACTCAATCAATTCACCTGGACCAACCTCTAATACTGATTTAATATTATTATCAAGTATAAAGTTTACAAACATCTCTTTAGCTACAGAATCTTTAGTTGCATTAATAAACCCTACCTTGCCAATTTCATGATCATTCCACTTCTCATAATTATCATAGTTTTTGTTTGTCATATTATTTCCTTAGTATAGAACTATCATAAAATTTTTCATACTTAGTTTCAGTAATAATTTTAAACTCTACTTTCTCTGCTATTGACTTTAGTGCATTATAAATCTCTCGATCTTTTTTAATCGAATCTTCCCATGTATAATCATCGGTATGCCCAATACCATAACAATGTTGAGTTTTGGTTCCCCCTTCAATATCACATTTTTTATGCAGTGTAAAACCATCCATCCCAGCAATGTAAATCTTTCGAGCTCCCATCAAGTCTGCAATAGCAATTGCTAGATTTCCTGCTGTTCTAAAATATCCATACAAAGCATTGCTCATGAATTTAAACTGGAAGTTTGGTTTGTCGAAATACTTAACCTCATAGTATAGTCCATTCCACCACTTGTCAATGATGGCATGTTGAAGACCACAGCCAAAAAGCATCTTTGAATTGCCAGTAATACAGTCACCTTGGTCATTAAGCCTTTGATTGTTAGTCCATAGGTGATAGTCTGGGTCGTACAAATGGGTCATTTTATTAATGCCAATCGTTACTACATTATTCAAATCTATAAACTCATGTATCTTATCAAGCTGTTTCTTTGACTCATTACCAGCAGCAATGATTAGTATAGTGTCATCAGTGTGAACATCAAAAAGACTATTTAGTAATTGGCTCATGTTTTCCCTTTAGTATTGGCCTACTTTCAAGCACACCTAGTTTCATTGTTTTCATACCCATTGCTATACAACATGCAAGTCGATGATGACCATCATAAACTTCATACTCATAATTTGGATCGTCACACTTGTAAACAATTGGCAGCAGATTAACTTGACTTTCCATAATGTCTTTAGCAAGATTAAGAAACTTTTTACATTTTGCTAGAACCAGTTGTTCATTATCATTATTTAAAAGCATTTGAAATTTAAAATACTTTGATTCTTTTAAAGCTTGTCCATGTTTCAAAGCATCTAAAAACTTACAGTGAATACTATTTTCTAAAGAAAACCAGTCTTTTAAATCTGTGTCTCCATATGCAGTTTTATATTTCTCAAAGCTTACTGGAATATTTTGACAACTTAATCTTCCAATATCAACCTCAAGTACATGTGACAAAACCACAGGCTCATATCTTGTAGATGTTAGTTTAATACCAGTCCCTAGTTTAAGAAAATGTTCTATAGTTTCAAGATTCATAGTAGTTTTTGAACTCTTTCTACCAATTAAACAATACTCAAGGTGACCCTTAGCATTAGCAATAGGTTTATTAAACAAAATCTCAAGCTCTTTAAAACCATGTAAAATTTCTTGCTCATCAACAACAACATTATGACCAAGTGTTGGAAATTTTCTAAGCGGATGATTGAAGAATAAGATACCATCTGGTTTTAATACTCTGGTTAATTCTTTTTGACCATTGGTATAATGTTCTTTCGATATTGCATGATCTAATACCTCCCATGCAAAAATGACATCAACACTATCATCTGGCAATGGGATGTTGTCAAAGTCACCTGTGATACACTCAACATCATCAGGTACGTTACCCATCTCTTTGAACGTGTCAGCAAGTTTATCAAATAGGATTCTGCGTTTTCCGTGCTTGTAAAACTGAAGTTCACCACCCATTTTTCCACCGCCAACTTCCAAGACAATACCCGGGTCTTGCAAGACTAATGATTTTTTAGTTGCACTATCAATATCAAAAACTTTATGCAGTCTTTCTATATCATTTAGGTATGTCTCATTGTCATGTTGTGTCCAATAATCCAATTCAAATTCTGGAGTCCATTTAAACTGATCTAATGCAATACTTGCCCGGTCAACCCATCGCTTTAAAGTATTCTTGTATATGTTAGCCATTGTTGTACATAACATTTTTGGTCTACGTGCTGAGTACTCGCCAGTTTTTAATAGGTTTTGCCATGACTTACTTTTATAATGCAAAACATGAGTGTCAATATTTGGTTCAATACATCTTGATTCATTAAATAGTTTACATGGAAAACCACGAAGTGTAATATCATTTAACTTCATAACACCAGCATAATGTTTTAAATTTCTTGTGCCAAGCAAATTCCCTAATGATACTTGATCTCCACCACCCCATAGCAAGTAACCATCTCGTTTATGCAATTTACTTTTCTGCATGTTCATAGTTGTTTTGGCCCAAAGATTTAAAAACTTTTTTGTATTCTCGGTATTTCGTGCAAGCATGATACCAGCATTTAATGGCCAATGTGGATTCTCATCATTTGGAAGCTTATATGTATAACCAATATCAAAATCTTCTTTAAAGAATTTTCCAAGTTTCTTCACAACTAACATATCAGCATCCATCATAACTACCTTATCTACTTCAGGATGCTTATGTAATAATGCATTCCACATGATAGATTTTGCGGCAGTCTTAAACTCTTCATCATTGTCTTCGGTTTCTGGGAACTTTAACCCTTCAATGATTACCCCAGGTAATACCTGTTGAATCTGAAAGATTATTTCATCACTAACATCATAGTAACCAAAAATAATCTTTGCTTTTCCATTGTATGTCTCATCAATACTTTGTAATAGTGCAAACACATTGGGCATAAACTTATCACCATATGCAGCAAACATAAATGTAATATCTTCATCTAATTCATTGAGCTCTTGTAACTCAATAGTTTGATTTTCTAAAACTGACTCAAATACTTTTTTCATAGCCTCACCAGCTTGCTGCAAATTAAATTCTTTCTCGGCTAATTCTCGTGCTTCATTAATCGCAACATCCGGTTGATGTTTAATATAATTCCAACAGCTATTTATCTCCGCGGCAAATCCAGAAATATCCATCGGGTTTGCAGTCCACTGTGTATACTTATTTCCAGTACCGGCAACTATTGGTAATCCACTTGCTAATGCTTCACGTACAACTCTAGTTGCTATCACATGTGGAGTTACTAGAATATCTCCAGCTCTATACCTTTCGGGCATATCCGGTGACAATGTAAATACCTCACCAAGTGCTCCAGTGAGTTGCAGTCGTCTTGTAACAATATCACTAGCTCTATTCTTTTTTGAACTGTCCATTCCAAAGATATGAATCTTTGCTCCAGGACAATATTCCTCCCTAAACTTTACTGCACTAAAAAGTACATTAAATGGTGTTGTATCTTCACGCCATATATCTGCAATTAAAATATTAGGTGCACCTGATTTTTTACCAAGATTAAATGTTTTGCCTATGGGTGAGTACTCATTTAAGTTTACCATTGAGGGTACATAGTATACTTGTTTCTTTGGAAGCAGCTTACTAAAATGAAACATGTATTCTTGCCAGAATGTTACAAATGCTTTGTACCTATCATCATTAGCAACTTGTTCTAAGAATGAATAAACTGGAACTGTTTTATATTTTTCTAATAGAAATGAGTTTTCCGGTCGTCCATGTAAACATAATACCATGGGAATACCCAATTGCTCTATCTCATGTGGAATCAAAGAATGTCTAACTAAAATATCAGCAGTTTTGGCTTCTTCTAAACCAACTGTTTTGATTGGTCCATCGGTTGACCCAACTATAACTTTTGATTGTTTACAAGTTTGACAAGCATTACAGTCAACTAACTGAGCATCGATTCCGACTGACCTTTCTGCAATAATCAAATCTTTTACAGTGGCATATTGACCAGACCTTCCTGGTCCAAATACCGCGAAGTGGACTACTTTCATATATGGTCTCTCTTTCTCTTATACAAAAATATGGGGAAGTGGAAAGGAACAACCACTTCCCCAGTAACACACATCTACACTAAGATGAACTATGCAACAGATGATACTCTACGCCACTGTGCCTCATTGAGGTAAGCTCCATAACGGCCCCAACCAACAACAGTTTCAGCAAACGAAAGAATATCAGTCTCAGCCATAAGCGTGAGATCCATTCTATTACCAATCTTATTCTTTCGGCCAGGTACACAGAGATAACCCAGAGGAATTGTTTCGCCTGAATCACCAACCCATGTAGATCCACCAGTAGCTGCACCAGCAGTTGCCCAGTCAATATACGATGTAAAGTATGGAGTAATGTTATAGTTAACAGTTACGCCACCAAGATACGCTGTACCCTGTGCTCTACCAACATTCAATGCCTGCTCTACACGGCCTTTATTAACCATGGGACAGTACATTACCATTGGCGTACCAGCAGTCACGCCAAAACCGGAATCACGAAGTGAGTTAACCAGCTCAGTTGCACCGAGACTGATAGTGTTCCTATCGGTCTCTAACTGAGTTGTACCAATAGCATCATAAGGAACATTAAATGCAGCAGTATTGGTCAAAGACTGAATCATGTCATAAAACAGAACAGCTTTTTCCTCATACCATTTACGTCTGAACTCAAGAGCATTGTCTTCGATGGTCCACCATTCGCCATCATCAAACCATGTCTTCATCCAGTCAAGACCACCACCGTAGAGGTTCAACCCAACGGTAATTTCACCACCAGAGATGGCATAAATCTTGGCTTTTTGACCATCACGAACACGGCCAAAGGTTAAACCAGACTGAGCACTTCTAACAGTAAAGCTAGACGTTTTAGTGCTCGTCAAATCAAGGACATCAAATGCAGCTTCATATGCAGTGTCCAGTTCTGCAACATCAATATGAAACTTGTCAACAATTTCTAGTACTGAATCTGGAAAATTCGCAGCAGATGTGAATTCTCGGATTCCCGCTTTACGAAGCATGTCAGCCGCAACAGAACTTTGATTATAGTGATGCTGAATCGCACCAATAAAAGCGTTACGCCCTTTCTTCGAGTCAAGTCTTATCCGACTATAGTCAGAGAAAATTTTACCATTCATAATTTATTAAACTCCTAATAAAAGTTATAATTCTGATTTCATTAATACCACAAGGTACTAAGTGTGCTATACAATGAAGAGAGCATCACTCGTATTGTCAGTATCTTCAAAACCGTAACCATTAAAATGGCACATTACTGTGGAAATTCCAGCAGCTTTAGTTTCAAGTGCAATTGCAGTGGTCTTAACTTGAGATTCACCAGATTCAAAAATTGCCTCAGTTTGACGCCAAGCCAATTTATCGCCAGCAATCAAAGCTGACGCAGGCAAAACTGATAACTGTACTCGTGGAGCTTCATATGCTGCAATACTAATACCACTTGTAACAGTATCAAGAGGCAGAACCAAACAATCACTGATTGCTTGAATTGAGCCAGCAGTAAAGCCAGCCACATCTGAAATTTCCAATACTTTAGTTTCTCCAACAGGACAACGCAGACCAACCATATCTGATCCAGTAGTTGTGCTAAGAGTTCCGATATTACCCATTATATATATCTCCTAAATAAGATATAACATTCTAATTTAGCTGTCGCTTACACATTTATTTTTAGCTGTCGCTAATATCAACATTGCTGTTGCTATGTTTATCTTGGAATCAAAGAATTATTCTTCGGATCAGACATATCATCTTTTATGGTCTGATCTGCAAACTCATCATCAAACTCTTCTTTAGTGTCATCAGCAGTTTTGAATGTAATTCCTTGGTCTTCAATTAATTTTAATTCTTCTGTTATTGCTTCATTTACTTTATCCTGACGTTGAGCATCAGTTAAATCACCAGCTAGATCAACACCACGTCCAGTACCAAGTCTTGCTTTGATATACTCAATAACTCGTGGTCCCTTGTCTGTCAACTCTGGTGAGTTTACAACCAATGTTACTGTATCAGTTTTATCCCTAAACTTCTGCAATGATACATTCTTACCTTTAAGAATGATAATCTCTTTTTCTAAGTTTGTTTTCAGTTTAACTTCAGCCTCATGAATCAAACTAACAACATTACGGTTTGAAGCTAAATCTTGCTTATTGTATAACTCAGAAATTGGTATACCCTGCTCAGCAATTGCAGCTTTAATGTCAATGATTGATAACTCAGTGCCACCACCACCGCCATCTCCACCACCATCATCTTCACGAATTGATACTTTCCTAAACTCTAAATCACGTTTTTCCATTTTAATTCTCTCCTTCAATATTCTTATTCATTTCTTGTATAGTTGCCAATACACCTGCACCATTAAAGCCAGGATTACTCACAGATGAATGTCCTAGTGCAAGATTTTTAATTTCATCAACAGATCTTATAAACCAGTTAGCATCAGAGCCACGATCTCGAGCTAACAGAACATCACCTTCAACAGAACACACATCAAGCTTACCAGACTTAACCTTCTCAATCGTAGCCGGATCTGTAATATGTGCCACACCAATTGCATGTAGTGAGTCTCTAATCTTCTTAGTAAATGTATGTATGATTTTACCATACTTTGGTTTTGTATCTTCATTTAAGTTATTATGTCCTTCGATAATACCAGCACCCATCAGTTGCTTTGCTAACTGTTTGATAGCACTGAATGACCAAATTTTACGTTCTTTCTTACGGTCAACTCTACCATCAGAAACACCCTCACCACCAACATCATACACAACAAAGTATGGATGTGGGTCAGTTGATTTGATTCGAGCAAGCAGATCTGCTGGTAAACATTGTGCAGCACTCATCTCACTGATATGGGCTGAGATAGAGACTGTCAATGATTTCTGGTATTGGATTGCTTTTCTATGCTTAACCTTTATTGAGTGTTTCATTTGGGTTAGAAGTAAATCAGCACCATGCTTCGCAGTCATGAAATCATCAGTCTGTTCTTGCAGGCGTTGGAATTCCCGAATATAAGCTCTTTGAATATATTCAGGTTCATCTCTAACTATTCTAGGCGGTATAATTTTAATCATTATTACGGCGCATTCTCTTCAGTTACGTGTACTTCAATTCCAACAACATCACTATCCATTTTTGTATACTGGTGGACTACATCACTGTCTATCTTAGCCTTTAAGTAAGCTGCATCACTATCCATTTTTGTTAGCACAGCATTAAGGTCACTACTTGCTGCTGTAATATCTGAACCAACAGATCTGCTTGCAAAGTCATATCTACTCATTATTTAAAATTCCTTAAAAAGCTGCAGCAACAATTCCAACACCCGGAGCTTCACCAGCTACTGCACCATCAGCACCCATTATTCGTGGGAACAAATATCGACAACCACTGAAGTCTAATGCTACAATACAGACTCTGTTATTCCCATTATCAAATGTAGCTATGTTGAATAACTTATTTTTATTAGTTAGTGCAATAGTGGAAGTCCACATGCTTGTCACAGTTGTTCCACCATCTGGAGTCATTTCTAATGTGCCAACTTCAGCAGCTTGGTCAATGGCGGTGCATATCAATAATGGTGGATTGATTGTGTCTTTACCATCAGTTCTACCAGTTACATCACGATATGCCAATAAGTCAAAACCAAATTTATCAGTTCCACCGACTACATCATTAAGTCCAACTGTACCACCATAGAATGCTAACAACAGTCCAGCAAACTTTCTACCAAACTTACTACGTATATCAATACAGTTAGCACGTTGTTCAAAGTAATTTAAACCTGTTGGCGGTCCTGCCCAATTAATCACAGCTGCTTCATTTTCAGCAGCAAGAGCTCGAATTGGAATCCACGGTGTTTGTGGTGTATATAGGTCACTCATAGTTTATCCTCAATTATGTGGAGTGGTTACCCCTGGTGATTTAAGTGTTAGAATTCTCGTTTTACCAGTTTGTTTAATCTCGGAGTTGTTTGGCATTTTTGCTTCACTTTCCAAATGCCCAGAGTTGGGCTCTTCAGTTGCTCTGCCATAGTTTCGTATGTTTTCACCTTTTACTGCCATCGTTAGGCTCCTTATAAAATACCTTATCAATAATGTACAAGTATAACACTATCTCTCATATTCCACAGCCATATCCCCAATTTATTTCTGAATTTTCTTTTGTGCATTATCAAGATCTGCCTGGCAATCAATGCTGATTAGCTTTTCGTCAATTTTAAATGCAGTAATTTGGTATTTATTATCAAGAGTTCTAAGCTGTTCTAAGTGTAATTCTCGCTCTCGTGTTGTTTGTGATAGCTTAGAATATGTTTGTAGAAATGCTCTGGTGTAAGCATATACTCCCCCAGACTGCCATTCTGTAATTCTTCTATCTCTGCTGTAATCTACAGCTTGATCTCCAATGAGAATTACTTTAACTCGATTCTGATTGTCTTGGTCAATATCTAATATAGGATATACTAATGTTGCCATCTCAGTATTACCATTCCATGACTTCAACATATCTAATGCTTGTCTTGACACAAATGGTTTATCCCCCTGGACATTAATGATGATGTCAAAGCCTGGAAAGAATCGTGCAACTTCAGCACAAGCTTCACTGCCATTGATGTGTGCTTCAGTTGCAACGAAGACTTCTGCAAAACTAATAACATGGTCGATAACTTCATCATCAGCAGTTACGATGATTGTCCTATCAAACAAACCATCAACTTGTTCGTAGACTCGTTGAATGATTGTCTTACCATCAATCATCATTAATGGTTTACCAGGTAGTCGTTTTGAATCCATACTAACTGGAATAATTGCTAATCTACTTACCATTCAAGTATATCCTTTATTCTTATGGCAGTTAGTATTGGATGGTCAACAAGATGGTAACCCCAACCTTTTATGAGGTCTCTTGCATTTCTACACGTACATTGGTTTTTAAGGTTCCAACTTACTTTCTTTGCTATGCTGCATCTTAGAACAGTTGCACCAAACTGAACATGATCTACACATTTTCCATTATACTTTAAACCAGCTACTGCTATCTTTTCATTCTTCTCCAACATCGTAATCAAATGTACAATAGAAAATCTCGGTATTAGTATATCAGCAGTAAGGAACATCATGTACTTGGTTGTGCATTCTTTACAGGCTTCTGTTTTAAAATGAATTTTAGCTTTTGCTTTTCCACCATCAAACTTTATCTTCTCAAAACGAATAGAGAAACCATAGTAATTAACTTTAATTTGCTGCTCTAATAATTCAACAGTTCCATCAATACTACCATAATCTACAACCACAACTTTTGGATGAAGGTTTTGTATTGCTAGCCTTCTCAGACAAGATACGAGAGACGCTGAATCATTATATGTCATTATATAAATAGTTACATCTTGGTCAAAAGCATCTTGCATTATTCAATTCCCAACTCATTAGTTTGTTCTATTGCCTTACATTTACGAAACAAATCTTTAAAACCTTTCCTAACCAGATGTTGAATCCATTCTGAGTCTGTACCTTCATATTCTGTTGGTGGACCATACACTGATGCAATGATTGTTGATCTTGCTATGACCAATTTGTCAGTGCTGATAAAGACTGGTATTAATGTTTTACCATCTGGTACTTCTACTTGTTTTATTGTTGGCATATTACTCTCCTAAACTACTGCTCTTATTAATGGTATCAATTCCATATATGGTGGAAGACTACTTCTCGAATCAACATTATCTGCAGGTGCATTTGTTACTGTTCCCTCTATTACAGCACCATGTACATGGCAAGAATTACAAGTATTATATATTGCAATCTTCTTAGAACCTGATGCTATATTGGCTTCATAGAAACAAGCAATACAACCAGACTTAGCAAGACACGTTTCTGCGGTAAAATTATCACCATGACCATGAGCAGGTAAGCAATGTAAATGCGTGGCTGCTCCACCTGTAGTTCCGGGTAATGTTGCTTTACCTTGGACAAATTTTGTTATTAAATTTGGTACTGCAAATGTAGTACCAGGACTAGAACTTCCGAAGTCCTCTGCTACAACTGCAAACAATTCTGGGTAAGAACCTACTCCTGTTTGTAGATAAGTATTAGTGCCATCACAGATAAGGTACTTGACTGGAATCGTTCCAATTTTACCAGGCCACCAAATGATTGCACCAACATCAAGACTAGCATCAACTCCTGCAAGATTGAGTACACTTTGTATTGTTGCTTTCTTAAGATTGTTACTATCACTTAGATCACCAATTAATAAAAAGTCACCAACTGCAACATCACTGGCATCATTAACATTAGTTTGATTACTAATGATTGTTTTGTCTGCAGTTAATGCACCTGATCCAGTTACTTCTCCAGTATGAGTTGCATTAGTTAGTTTTGCATTGTTAGCAGTTACATTACCATTAAGATCAGCAATTCCATCAACAGCACCTGATACTATTATATCTCCAGTTACATCAATATCTGCATTAAAAGTAAATTTAGCAACTGTGCCACCAAAAGCAACAATATTAGTTGCTAAAAAATACTGAATATTAAATGCACCATCTATTACAGATGGATGTGATAGAAATAGTGTAGCCGTAGCATCACCAGCTTTACCTCTAATGTACATTGATGATCTTATGGAACCAGTATTATTTAACCCAGCATCCATAAAAACAAGCTCAGCTACGAATGTATTAAAACCGCTTATATCCACTTGTTCTACAGTTAATGATGAATTTGCTAAATCAATAACTCTTGTTCCATCTGTTCTTGAGTATTGAGTATGGTCATCATCACTAAGTCCTGCTAATGCCCCATGATCTGCAACACTCCCACCTGTTGCTTTTAGTGTACTGCCTCGCCAGTCAACATAGTCATCGCCAGCATCAGTAGTAACTATTCTTGACTTAATACCATTTGCATAGCCATTATCAGTCTGTAAAAGAATAGTTGCAATTGGTACAACTTCTTGTAATGGTAATGAGCCAAAAATTAAAGTATTAATCTCATTTTCTGCACCCTCTCGTGCATCTTTTTTCTTTGCATAATCAGCTTGACCTTGAATGAGAATAAACTCTGCATCTTCATTACTACCAGATGTAATATTCGTAGCAAATACATGAACAAGCCCAAACTGTTTATTATTAATTTCAACTTGTATACCAAGTATAGGGTCATTATATGTAAGTCGATTATCACCAGCAACTGCAGGTTTACCCGGAAATACAGTTGCATCCCATGTCCAAACTCCAGGAGCTGCACCAACTAGATACCATAATCCAAAGTTGTCACCAACATTTACAACGGGTAGTTCAAGCTCAATATCCTCATCATAGATTTCACCCTCATTAATTCTAAACTGAACATCACGATCTTGGTCACCATTACCATCAACATCATCAAAACTATCTAATGCTATACCTTCTTTATATACTGCACCAATATTATCATGAATCCAATGATGTGTAGCTGGAGACATATTCATGCCATGAAGTTCATACATTAATCTACCACTGCTAGTTGTATTATTCCAATATACATATGCTATGATAGCAGTAAATTCTATCACATCATCAATTTCATGCTCACTTGGATTTTGTGCTATAGACAATGTAGCTTCAGAACTCATATATATAACCCATAGTCCAGAATTACCAGCAATGCCAGTTCCAATCTGAATTGTTAAGTCTGCAACTTGCGTATACTTAATTCCCCTAATGTAGTAATCATATGACGTAGCTGGTGCTTTTGGTGATATAGTAAATGTTCTATCAGGGCCAGCATCTGACCAAGTAATCTCAACATCACCAGCATCGGGAAAACCATTTTGATCCCATTCTGTTCGAGTTGGGTATCGAGGGTCATGGTCTTCATTAATTGCTTTAATATCTGGCATGTCTGTTAAATCTGTATGAGCACTAGCACCACCGCCAGTTGCACCCATAACACCTGATGCTCCAGCTGGACCAGGTGGGCCACGCCTACCCATACCTTGTTTAAGTTTAAGCAGTCGTTCTTTTTGTTCTGATGTTAAATGGACCCCATCATCTTCACGATGTTCAGCACTTTTCTCAATATCTTTGACTTGTTCAACTGACAAGTGAATGTTAGCATTTACTGAATGTTGGAATAATGTGCGAGTTTCAAATTCAACTTTAGTTAACTGTTGACGTTCAGTGGGAGTCATGTACAGCCGGTCTGGAGTTGCAGGTATATCACTTGCATCCAAGTTAACCCAGCCTTGTTTACCATTAACAGAATTTACTGGTGGTCCGCTCATTATTTTTACTATCCACTAAATCTAGAAGCAATTAATGTTTTAACATCAGCTTTTATTTCAGTTACATCATTTCTTAAATTAGTATGTACAGCTTCACATGTTGCAATGGTAACAAACTTTTCTTCGCCCCTTATATGAATTGGTGCTTCTTGCATATGCTTATTTATACATGCATACATTTTACCAAGCTGTAATGCAACTTCTGTAGTATGTGTTTTGTTAGAACTGTATGTCCATACATACAATCCAAGTATTGCAGCCGTGTGGGCTAAAATTACGGATATAATTATTGCAAAGTGGTCAACCATCTGGGGTATTTCTGATTCCATAAAACTATGACCTTTCTCGATTCTGATTTCGATTTCCAGTAGCCTGTTGGCCCGAGTCACCTCGAGAATTTGGCACACTGCTCTTCTGAAGTTTAGTTGCTTCTACGGCTTGCTTCTTTGCTTCTTCTTTCTCTTGGGCCTGCATTCGTTTTAATTCCTCTGGTATATTCATGCCAGGAATTAAATTAATCAAACCTTCACGAGATAACAGTTTTGCCTCAGATGCTGGATAGTAAAATCGAATTAATTGCTGCCAAATTCTATCAGACATAGGTTTTAACAATGGTTTCACAATACCAGCTTTCAGTTCTTTGGAACCTGAAGTTCCTAATTGAGTGTTTCTTATTCTGATTACATTGTCAAACATCTGTTGGAAGAATGACTTCCATTTTGTAATATCATTGGCAGCAACTATTTCGAGGGGTTCACCTATACTATCAGATACGGCACGATTGCTCATCAAATCTGGGAAACCTAACCACGCAACGGAAAGTCCAGTTGCACCAGATATAATTTGAAGGTTCACTTCAATAGATGATTTAATCGTTTCAAAAAAATTCTCAGGTACAACCATGGTTAGCTTACCTGGAGTAATTAACATTTGTCCTGTTGTCCAACCTTCAGCAATGATCTTCGCACTAAGGATAGCTGCATCATCCGCGTCTTCAATTGATACATGTGGAGTTGGCCATGAGTAAAGTTTATTAGATCTACGCCAATCTAATAGATCATTACCAATTGCATCAAGCCGCATGAGAATATTACCAAGTGTTGGTAATCCTTCAATTGTACCATCAGTATTCATTCTCATATTGAATGGTACAAATGCAATCTCATCATTAGATAATGCACCAGGACCAGGGGCATAATCAGTAACTTCCCATTCTACAGCATATGGTGCTGTCATGTTATTAAGACCAACTGGAATAACTTTATATTTGTAAGTGAGCCATGGTAGAAATTTCATCTTTACCATATTATCAGTTTCATCCCAAATCAATTGAGTTAAAACTTGACCTTCTTTCTCACCACTCTTACTAAGTTCAGTACACACACCTTCATTAAGTTGATTAGCTTCAAGAAACTTTTCTATGTACTTTCGTTCTGGTGTATTTTCACCACCTTCTAATGCTAGTCCATTGGGTATCTTCAATGCTGCAGAAATATTAACAATACGCTTAACTAAGTCACCACCAATGTTAGATGATGACTCATACATATCTCTAATTTCTTCAACTTGAGCTGCATGTGATTCATAGTTATTTGAGTCATTACTATTATCATCTTGTAGTCGTAACATTAGGTTAGCATTTGTTACCTGCAGTAGTTCCCGAACTTCAGCATGCTTAGTTTCCATATCTCTAACACTTTTGGCATGTTTTCTACCAAGCGACATCTGTTGCGATTTAAACTTTTGTTCCATCGCTTCAAATCGTTTAGTAGTTCGAGTCTTAAACTTAAAAAGTTTTTTCTTTGCCATTTATACCATCTCCGGTTTCCTATGGGGTTCACCCAATGAAATGCCACCTTCATTTGGTCTGTACATATTCTTGTTAATAACTTTTGGCTTGCTTACTCTCTGTACTTTTTTACCATCAATCATTGCATTAGAAATTGTGGGTTCAATCTCAGCTTTAACTTCAACTTCTGGTTCTACCGTTGACTCAACTTCTTTTTCAACTTTAGAATTAATCTCAACTTGCAGTTCATCTTCTGGATTTGGATCTGATGTACTTTTTAATCCAAGTTTCTTTTTATTGATTGCTTTAATCATTTCTGGTTTTGACAGCTTACGTCTTAACTTTAAACCATATTCTTTCAAAGCAAATTCAAGCAATTCAACTTTTTTCATTTGTGTTAAGTTTTTTGACATGTTTCTCTCCAACTATGTTCTATTCCTATTACCAAGGTTAAACGCAAACATGATGGCACGTGGACCAACAAGCTTGGTTACAATGTATCTTTCACCATCTAGTAAATGATTATACTCATCAACTGGTATATTCATTGAATTACCCAATTTATCTTCTTTCCATTTATAGTTACGCTTTTCTTTTATTAAGTTGTCAGAATCAGCATATACATGGCAAAAGTATTGCTTTACCACATTGATGCCGTGATTTATTGAATCTTTACCTTTTCGACATTCAACAATATTCCAACCTTCACGCCTTATTTCTTCAATAGACTTCGGCTCTGCCGAGTCAGCACATATAATATCATATTCAGTGACTCCCACTGAGGTCAATTTTTTACAAATATCTTGATTTGTTAAACAAGTCTCATAGATCTTTTCTCTGACCCACATTTCTTCAGTATCATCATTAATGCCAATTTCAATCAAACCAGTGGGTGCATTTGAGTAACCAAAGTCAAGACCATAACCATGATAGTCGAAAGTTTTCTTGTTTGGCCATGGTTTAGATGTTACTGCCCAGTTAAAGCCTTCAACATATACTTGACCCTTTGGTGAGCCCCACATACCAAGTGCATAGATCTCGTACCATGTTCTATCTTTATCACGAAGACCAACAATAATACCTTTCTGGATATCATCAAGAAATTTATTATCTTTGTAAGTTGTTAATAATGTTGTAGCATGGATCTTAATAATTTTACTTTCGATGTTAAATACTTTTTCAAGTCGACGGTATCGATTTGTGCTATTTATTCCATGAATAACTTGAATATCTTCTCGATTATCAATATCAAAAAACTCTTTTTTTAACCATGGACACTCTACAGGATTAAAGCTTATACATAATTGAAGGTATGTGTTATGATGGCCTCTGAGACGTAAATCCAATTGCAAGAAATCTGAATGGTCAAACTCAGTAGCTTCTTCCATCCATATTGATGTCAAACCCTCAATTGATTTAATCTTCATTGGATCATCAAGACCAGAACATATGATCTGTGAGCCACCAGAAAACTTAAATACCATCTCAGTCTTATTGACAGAAACATATGGAGCAAGGTTCCATAAGTCAACATAGTCTTGAATGAGTGTAAATACAGATTTTCTAACAGCTGGTGAAGTTTTACGAAGTGCAAGTATCTTATGTTTAATACCACGAGACATGCCCACGATAATCCGCACCAGATACTTCTGCACAATAAAATGAGATTTACCAGAACCAGCTCCACCGAATAAAACCAAATACCTATCACGGTTTTTATACAATGGATAGTATACACCATTTGTAGCTTCCGGTAGATTTTCTAGGTTTACTTCAACCGGAGCTGGTACTGAGATTCTACTCATCTAGAAACTCGATTACTCATGGATTCAATTATTTTAATAAGTGTTAGACACTCGGCACATAACTCTTCCAAGTTATCAATGCAGTCTTCAGCTATAACATTTACTACAGTTAAATCGGGTAAAGGTGTAGCATGTAGTATCACTCGGTCACGATTAATTCTAGATAAATTACGACTTACTAATTCTTTTGATTTTTTCTGTGCTCCTTCTATATCCATTATATCTCTCCATCATTCAAGCCAGCAGGCAAATTAACTTGGACAATTGGTAGATCACCAACAGTTGGCATCTTACCATACTTATCTGGCATGATCTTCTCCATCAACCACTTTAAGTTAGATGATGCAGTTTTGTAGTCACTGTCACCTTCAGCTTTGTCCGTTATATTATGTAGTTTTTGTATATATGAAGCTTCAAATAAGCTTTTGAATTGTGCTTTGAGAATTGCAAGTTTCTCATTAAACGTGATTTGTTCCCCCATGATGAAGAGGGTACGTTCTTTAGCTTTATCGTCTTTTATTCTTGTACGGAGTACTCTGACACCTACGCCAATTGCTGATGCAATTTGCTTATCAGCAATACCATGCATCCACAGTAAGCAGCATTGTGATACTTGCTCATCAGATAATGTCTGTATTCTACTCATAGTCTCACATCCAAATATAATATCATTTTGAAGATATTATAAATCGAAGTAAGAAATTTTACAGTAATATAATCTGTTTAGTTTGTTGAGTGATATGTGTACTCATAACAGATTATATGTTTTGTGGACATGTCACCATAGACACCCTCTTATTCTATCCACACACGAATGCCATTACTGGCAAGTATGAATACTAATTCTCTACGGTCTTTTTCATCTTTAATTTCTAGCTTAACTAGCATTGTTTTAAGCTCACTCATGATTTTCTCCAAGAAAAATAAAAAGTGTGGGAACAAGCAACAACAGTAGTATCATTATAGGGAAGTAACTGTCATCTACACCACACACTAGATTGAAAGAACTGAACTCGATTTATCAAAATGAACATTCATTCCAACAACTGACCGTAAAATCTGAGAAAATTACAATATGAGTTCAGTTCTTATATTAAAAAGTAAGGGAACAAGCAACAACGGTGTTGAGATCTTTTCAGTAAGAAGTAACCGTTAGTCTTTCACCATCTACAATTTTAATGGTCGAGTGTCTTTGAGGGAGAAAGCGAGATATTCAACACTCGACCGAGGTTCTTTGCCAAGCTGATGGCATAATGTATGTATGTATTGAACATCATTGAATAGTAGAAACAAGAAAATAAACAGAACGTAAGGAGAATCCGCTATTACCAACTTGGCAGAATTGTCGAGAAGACTCAGCGCAGGTTTGGCTATAATCCGGTACCGGCAGTGGTTTATATTGTAGATACAGTATACTCAACTTATGGCTGGTTTTGATGTCGCACTAGTATGTAGCTGTGTATCACAACTTAGCGAGGGTATTTTCCAGCGTCATGTGACTCATGTCACTTAACTGGGTCTTCTCAATTTCGATATTAAATTGTTAAAGAACAATATAACTTTTAGTCAATGAATCTCTCTCAAGGATGTCAATCAATTAATATATAAACAATATAACATATAGAGAAACCCTTGTCAAACATAAAATAATATTTTGGGACACTTTTTTAGAAATCATCAGCTAACCAATGTTTTCACTGTTAATAACGTCACTGAGAATTTCTAACTTATCCTCAACATATTTAAGTACTGCTTTATCTTTATCCTTATCTTTGTTTTTTTTGATATATACTAAGACATCATCAACTTGATCTTTTATTTTTTTATTTTTCATATTATGTTCCTATGTACTTAATTCTACTGAATTTAGCTGTGGATAAGACCATGTCATCCACTTATGGCAATTACACCGTTTATGCTCAACTGTATTTGCAGTCTCAACGGTTTCACCACATAGACATGTCCACAGGACTATTGGGTATTGAGCACATAAATCAGCTCGTGCTTTTGCTTCATTTTCTGGTTCTTGTATCATTTCTCATTTCCTTAATTATTGTATTAACAATATCATGATAACACCATACATACACTTGCTCAATCCACTTATTTTCAGGTGGGTACAATTTATTACACATCATTACTCCACTATTCAAAACTTTGTTATATGCTTCATTATATATTTCATCTACTAAATCTAAGATATATTGAGGAACTTCATTCAAATCTATCCCATGATGATACAAATCCGATTCTAAACTCATATTATCCTCCAAATTGTGGTCTTTCACAGTCTGGATCATGGGCGTCACAATTACAAGTTCCATCCAGACAATTTGGTGGTTTTAACGCTTGCTTAAGCTGTTTTCTCAATTCAAGGTTCTTTTTTCTTACTTTTCTCAATTGCTTCCGTAATTTATCCACTTCATCGAAATACTCTTCGACATGGTCGGCCGGAATCTGCAAATATGAATTTTTCTTAACCCATTTGCCAAAAGCAATATAATGATCTTTTCTACTAAACATAAATCTTGGTCTACTCCTCACTACACTCATTATGAGCATACCTTTCAGTTTGAGTCATACAATCACAAAAGTACTCATCACCATACCCATTAGAAACAAGTCCATCACCAGTACAGTTTCGCTCAGAACATATACGAAGTCCAAGAAACTCACGAACTTTCCAATATAAGTCTTCATGGTGTGCATTGCTTATAAAATGATGGTCATAAAATTCTTGGATAATTTCCTTGGCTTCTGCTAGGTCTCCACACACGAGGCATATGCCGGGTGTTACAGGGTAGTCTCTAGCTTGTTTTGCAATTGACTGCTTCATATGCTCAGAACCAGATCCTCTATCATAATCATCACTATAATCTTCTTCTTCACTTGACATAAGTTACCTCATTCTTTGGTTTAAATTTTCCACACCATTCATAACCACGAGTTTGTACTGGCCAATCAATAGTTTCATATCCATCAACTATGCGCCGTTCTACCGGGGGACATTCACGACAATTACCAACTGGACTAAATGAACAACCACTAGATGCTATTCGTAATTGCCAGAAATGGCAAACTTCACAACAGTCTTTAATCTTCTTCGTTTTCATCATACCTCTTTGGAGTCATTGTTTCATTTAAGTGCTCAATATGGTAATGCTGGATCATAAGCAACGCTAATGTTTTGAGAAGTCCTTTGACTAAACATGTTATTGCCATATCTGGTAAATCATTCTTTACAGCTTCTACAAAAGTCGGAATATCAATCAATTCATACTTTGGTGCATAGTAACACTTTCCCATGCCTTCATAATGGACACATGTTTTTGGACTACATTCCGGACACTCTTTACCTTCTTCACATTTTCCATCTGTAGTATTTTTAATTTTTATTGGGCCATTAGCATCATAACCTTCAAATTCTTCATTATTCATAATCAACTCCATCATGTATAGTACCAATTACTGTACATGAATAATAATAGTCCTGCAGTAATAATGTATTAACTAATTTCTCTGAGTGTATCTCACCACCATATATCGGCGAAGATCTCACTTCATAGTCATCCGAGTCATATGATGGGCATTCAGGACATTCAAGCTTTACAATGTCACCTTCATACATTGGTTTTTGTAATTTGTCTGATACTGTTAGATATTGGCCAATAGTTTGTTTTATAACAGCAAACCAATAACCAAATATCAACTCACCACCACAATGTGCTTCGCCAGTCTTACTTTCCGGTCCACCAATGTATCTATACGGAAGTATGAAATATCGGTCGTGTTTTATCACGAGGCTACCATGCACCCAGTCGCCTGGAGTTATGTTAGCTGTTCCACTTCTATTCATATTGTTTCCACTGGATAATATTTTACCACGAAAATCCATAAATGGAAAGTCATTATTCATTTTTGTCTCCTTGTAATATCCAGTATGGTTCTTGTACATCTGAGTATGGACATCTAACTGGTTTAGCTTTATTTGGATTTACAACAATAAGTGTGCATGGGCAACAATCATTAGTAGAACAAGCATCACATTTGAATATATCTATGTACATAATATTTCCCCTATTGGGCTGCAATAATAATAATACGTCTAAGGTTTAAAACGATAAAAACTCTTAGGACTTCTCATGAAGTATCGATACACTTCAACTACGAACACGAAAGCCCCGACAAATGTAAGAATGAAATAGAGCGGCATCCGTATCATACGTGCAATTTCATTAATGCAGCCTGACCGGGCTTTAATAAACGGTATAAGCTTGTAGTCTGTAAACTCATATGAGCATATTACATAAACAATATTAAATACCATATAGGCTATTAAAAAATTAATGTGCATGTTTTTTCTTACTTCTAGTTTTACAATCAGAACAAAATACTAATACTTTAGGTTCAAGTTCAGTTTCAGGTTTTCGTCGTAAAAGGATTCTCATAAACTTATTCATTTTAATAATTCTGCTTTCAGTAATAAATATTCTTCTTCTTCCATTCTGTACCCATCGAGTACACGGTCAACAATACCAACAATTGTATCATCCCAATCAACCACAGCTGTTTCACCTATGACAAACAGAATATCTTTGAGATGTTTGATTTCATCAGTAAGAGCATCATATTGAGATTTTCCTATTAAGAATGATTCCATTATTATATTTCCTTTATCATATTAAAGTAAACATGTCGGACTACACTTCGGACATGGACAGGATATCATATGAACACAGATACGTCCCATGTCATCACGGCCAGTACCATGACATGTGGGACATAAGTCATGCAGGCATTGCTGTGGCTGTTGCCCAGGCCATTGTTTATGTTCTGCATTATCACAGTGTGTATGGTCGTCATATCTCATATTACACATATATTAAATCTCCTTCGTCATAACATCATTAATATACGCATTATACAATATAGAGAAATATAAGAATGCTAAAAAAAGTATTTCATGGGACGCCAACAAAAAAAGCCTGGCTAACCCCCGCCAAAATTCAGATATTGGGTGTGTAGGCCATGCACTTCACATATATAGAATTAGGTAGAGGCCCCGGGAAAATCTACAGTAACCATATTCTTTATATGTGAAGTATTATTTTTTAGCCCTTGCGATTTGAATACTGACCCTCAAAAATGTGTACATTTACGATATGAATTCGCGTGAATTAAAACACGACAATGTGTATCGTGTATTATGTCAATACATCGTGACATCATTGTGTATCATGTATGTCGTATATACATATAAAAAAATATGTCACGACGTCGTGACATTGACGTCGTGACATTAACACGAATAACGATATG